AGATATGGGAATAGTATACAGGAAGAAACTTAAGAAGCTAGTTAAACACCTAGATAGATTATCACCAATAGAAATTAACCATGCTGGACCATTGCAAGTAAGACAGTTACTATATGGTGCATGGAAGTTAGAACCGCATGAAGTAAAGATGGGTAAGAAGAGAGTAAGATATTCTACAGGTAAAGCAGCACTAGAACTTCTATTGAATGATGATCTTAAAGAAGAGCAAAGAGATTATGTAACTAACCTACTTGAGTATCGTAAAGAGTCTAAGCTATATGGTACTTACATTGTAGGTATGCCTAGGTATCTACGTAATGGATACATACATGCTAACTGGAATCTTACTGGTACTGATTCAGGTAGGACTTCTTGTAATGATCCTAACTTACAACAGATTCCTAGAAAGGGGGATATCAATAAGCTATTCATTAGTAGATACGGTAGGGACGGTGTGATAATGGAAGTAGATGTAAGTCAAGGTGAATTAAGATTAGCCGCACACTCTTCAAAGGAACCAACATTAACAAGATTGTTTAGAGAAGATAGAGTAGATATACATACAGCTATTGCTGCTGTTATGTTTAACAAAGCCGAGCATAGTATCACAGAAGAAGAAAGATTCCAAGCTAAGACAGTTAACTTTCTTATTCTGTATGGTGGTGGTATTAAGATTCTAGCACAGTCTATTAAGAAGGATGATAACACAGCAGCTAAGCTATTGCATACATGGTATAAGAGATTCCCAAGGTGGAAAGAATATGTTAATGAACAAGAAGATGAGATTGTTGCTAATCATTGTGTGCGTAGTGTCTTTGGGCGCTATCGTAGGTTGTTTATACTTGAGCGAGATACTAAAGAAGGTATGATGACACTACGTAAGGGTATTAATGCACCAATACAAGGAGGATTAGGAGACTATAACAAACTGTGTGGTTATAATGTTTGGAGTAAACTAAATGCAAAGCGTGGTACATATTACCATAGAGCAAAAATGATAATGGAAATACATGATGCATGGAAGTTAGACTTACCCAAGAAGTTAGTATCGGATGTAGCACAGATAGTAAAGGAGGAATTTGAAAATGTAGACACATCAGAATTTGGATTTAAGTTTAGGGTTCCAATGAAAGTAGAAATTAAAGTAGGCCCTAATGGAAAGGATATGGAACCTTATGAGTTGTAATACAGTAATAGATTATTTGGAACATGCAGGATTTGGTACGTTAAGACAAATTAAACTAAGCGTAGATAAAGATATCCCAGTTAGAAAAGTTTTGAATTATTACATTAAGATGGGACGGGTAAAGTTATTTGTTACTAAGGCACATGCAGGATTTACAGAACGCTCTCCTAAGTATATTGTTAGGCATCAGTATATTGTTAGGCATCCACGTATTGAAGCTATTACCCACTATCAACTAGTAAAGGAGATCAACAATGAAAAAGTCTAGCAGAGAAAACCTGAATAAGATTCGTGAACATTTCCAGAAGTCTGGTGGCTCTAGTGATAATAGATGGTTTAAGGTTAAAGAGCCAGAGAGAGGACAGGAGAGTAGTGTTACTATTAGAGTACTACCAGCATGGGGTAAAGGTGCAATTGTAGAGGGTGTTAAGTTCTTCTACTATACTGGTGCTCAACACTATGGCTTTAGTATTGGTGGTAGGAACAGAGCTATTGCATGTCCAGAAGCTAGTGATAGGGGACCATGCCCTATCTGTAAGTTTATTGCTAGGCTTAAGCGTGCTGATGGTAGTCCTACTACTAAGAAATTGCTAGAGGGTAAGGGTAATATCAGACAGTCCCGTATTTACTGGATCAATATTATTAATAGGGAAGAGCCGGGCGTTGTTAAGATTTATGGTACTAACAAGAAGTTTATTGAGACTATCTTGGATGCTAATGATGATTACGGAGATATCACTGATGCTGCATCTGGACGTGACATTACTATTAAGCGTAAGGGTACAGGATTCCAGACTAGATACCGTTATGTTGTGAGAGGTAAAGAGAGTACTATTGAGTATGAGAAGAAGGATGTTCACCAATTGGATAAGGATGTACAAGAGTGGATGTCATATGGTGATATGGTGCAAGCATTGAAAGATAATTATAGTGAGGAATTGGCTGAGGTAGGTATGAAGTTTAAGGATGCTTCCCCCATTACCAAGAAAAAGAAGAAGGTAAAGGAAGAGGAAGATGAATCCAATAGTGAAGATGATGATATCGAGGAAGAAGATACCGAAGAGGACGATGAGGATAACGAAAGTGATGCAGAGATTGAAGAAGATGAAGATGAAGAGGAAGATACAGTGGAAGAAGAAGATGATGAAGAGGAAGAGTAAAGATGGATATTATCCAGAAGATTCTGAATAAGGTAGAAGAGGAATATAAACAAGAAGCTAAGAAGCCAGTAACTAAGGGAGTATATAGAGCCAGTGAAGTAGGTAACTGTCCCAAAGCTATTCAATATAAGATACTTGGATACAAAGCAGAAGAAGTTACACCAGAGACACTACTTATATTTAGAGATGGGCATGTACATCACAATGATGTAAGGGATTTGTTCTCTAAGATAGGGCATGTTACTAATGTAGAAATGTCATGCTCTAAAAGATATAATCATAACGGAGAAAAATTCCTTATCACTGGTACGGTTGACTTTGTATTCAATGGTAGTATGGTAATTGATATTAAGTCAATGAGTACATTTAGATTCAAGACTATTGAAAAGAAGTTTCCTGATGACTTCATGAGTTATATAGAACAGGTCCATCTATACATGGATATACTTAGTTTACCTAAGGGAGCTATTCTATTTAAGGATAAGAATTCAGCAGAGCTTAAGATCAAAGAGTTTAAGTATAGTTATGATGTGATTAAGGATATTCTGGATCGTCTAGCTAACCTACATAAACTAGCTAAGAAGAAGGAACTAGTACCTAGACCATATGAAAGAAATTCTTGGCAATGTAGGCTATGCCCATATAGACTATCATGTTATAATCTACCAATGGAAGCTAGACACTGGAGGTAATGTTGGAGACTCAAACTTTAGAGTATAGGATTCTCTCTCTACTAAGAAGTAGAGAAGCTTATCTTAAGTACTCTAACATAGTCAAGGAAGAGTTGTTTGAGTCAAGAGAAACTAAGTATATTCATAAGCTACTACTTTACTATCATAAGCATGCTAAAGGTAAAGCACTTGCTCCCTTGTCCTCATTGTTTGCTCTTGTAAGTTCTAGAGTTAAGTCTAATGAGGCAGGTAAGTACATTCAGGTAATTAAGAAAGTAAAGAAGTATCCACTTACCGATGAAGCTATAGCAGATAGCATTGTCAAGAGATTTGTACAGCGTCAGTTACTTAAGATAGTAGTACTAGATGCTGTACATTCTCTTGATAGAGAAGAGCATATTGATATAGCTAAACTAAGAGGCAAGTTAGATGAAGCCTTACTTGTTGATTCAACTGATCTGCTCGATACAGCTTATGATTATTTTTCTAATCCTAGTCAACGATTACAGCAAGATAAAGAAGAGGAGAGAATTGCTACTCTGCTATCTCCTTCTGTTGACCATGCTATGCGTAGGGGATTGGCTGGTGGTGAGATTGCTATTGTAGTAGCTCCTACTTCTGTTGGTAAAACAATGTTTCTTATTAACATAGCTTACAATGCTATGAAGCAAGGTAAGAAGGTAGTCTTTGTAACGCTTGAGCTATCAGGTAAAAAGATAGCAGGAAGATTCGATCAAAGAGTAACAGGTAAATCAATTGAGTTTATTGAGAAGCATCCTGAGATAGTATATCGTGATAGTAAGAGACTAGCTAAGCTAGGTGGTGGCTTACGTATTAAAGATTGTACTGCTAATAAGCTATCAGCTAATGAACTTACTGTATATCTTGAGAGATTAAGAAAGAACTTTGAGTTTGATATGGTAGTAGTAGATCAAGCCGATCTTATGTATTCTCTTAAAGAATATAAAGAGAGGAGATATGAGCTATCATCTATCATTATTGCTTTACGTCGTATGGGGGCGACTTTTAATATTCCTGTATGGACTGCATCACAAGCTACTAGGGCAGCAGGAGCAGCAGGAGCAACAACAGTATGGGATATTGCAGAAGATATCGGCAAAGCTAATTGGGCAGATATCATTGTTACGCTATCACAGTCTGATGAAGATAAAGATGAGAAGGTAATGTTCTTGCAGGTAGCTAAGAATAGAATAGGTGAAGGTAATCCTAGGGTAGTGTTACAGGTTGACTACGCTACCATGAGAATACAGGGGCAACAAATAAAGGAGAAAGACTAATGAAATATACTAGTATATGTTTGTTCTGTCCTACTGGTTATACCTTTACCTTTAGGGATATAGATTTACTAATAGATAATGAATCTACAATAATATTTAATTATATTGCGATGTCAGATGGTAAGAAAAAGATAGCTACATTTTATAAGGATACGCTAGTTGGTGCATCTCTATGTTCGGAATAGATTTAGGAATAACAGTCTCATCTGTTACCCTAGTTACAGGGGATGGAAAGGTACTAGACTTTCAAATATTGTTTGGTGATAAGAAAGATAAGACAGAGTGGAATAGGATAGTAGATATGGCTGATGCATTGTCTGATGCTGTAACTACTATATGTAAGTCTCATCCTGGGTTTTATATAGAACCTTCGGTATCTATTGAAGAGCCTATCTATCCCTATCGTACTAAGAATCCTAGATCATACTTTATTACTTCTTGTCTGTATGCACTAATAAGAAACAAGCTACATAAGAGAGGATACAAAATCTATTCCGTTAATCCTATGTCAGTTAAAACTACCGCTAAGTATACAGCCTTTAAGAAAGATGGTCATATTCCAGATACCTTAGCAGTTAAAGGAAGATTAAATAAGAAGGGTATGATTGCAGCATTTAAGAAACTTGTTGGTAAAGAACCAGAGTTTCATACGATAGTAGGTAGAGAGACTATTGCAGACTCCTACTTCATTGCATTAACCGCGCAGGACCGGAGTAAGGTAATAAAAGAGTGACTGACGAGGAAGTAATATCGCTGTTAAAGAAGTTACATAGACGTATGCAAATGAAATCAGTACGGCTATTACAAATAGTACGCAAGAAGAAGAATAATCCCATGATGTTACATAGAGCATATGCATGGGAACAAGCATGTTATATGTTAGAGAAGGAGATCAATGCTTTAGGAGGACAGGTAAATGTCAGATACATCAGAAAAGAACTTCGAGGATGAATACCCTGAATTAGAATTACCGGGGGTATATAAAGAGAAGGCAGCTATATTTGCAGAGCTATGGGTTTGGGTACAAGATAACGTACATCGTATCAATGTACTTAAAGGATGGAGAAAGGAACGTAACCAAGCAGAGATAATTGCACTTATACATTCTGAACTATCAGAAGCTTTAGATGCATTGAGGCATGGTAATCCACCATGTAAAAAGATACCTGAGATATCAGCAGTAGAGGAAGAGTTAGCTGATACTATTATTAGGATAATGGACTTAGCTAATGCACATAATTATGATATTCCTAAGGCTCTGTTCCTAAAGATGGAGTATAATAAACAACGCCCCTATAGGCATGGAGGTAAACTGTTTTGAGAAAAAAGAAAGGTGAAACTGGAGAGATAGCGTATGCTAGTAGATTTGCTACTAATATAAGTAGTGGGTATCCTGAGCTAGAGAAGCAATTGTTTAAACTTATGCATGAACAGTTTGAATTGTTCTGTAAGAAGCAGAGAGATTATGGTCCTGGTAATATCAACGCATTTGGTGAGTATGGGATATTAGTTAGAACTAATGATAAGATTGAAAGACTTAAGCATTTAATTGCTGTACCAAGAAATATAGTTGTAGGTACACGACCAGAAAATGAATCTATTGATGATACATGGATGGATATTGCTACATATGCTTTAATTGCATTGTTACTCAGGAGAGGACAATGGCCGAAATAAGAGAATGTCCTAAGTGTGGTACTAATATATCAGACTTCAAGTATCATAGAGAGTGTGTAATGGGAAAGGACAAGCATGGATATTCTAATCAAGAGCATCTTCATTACTTCTGTAAGTGTGGGTATGACTTTTGTATTCTAATAGATAATATGGGGGTGTGACATGCTTACCTGTACTTGTTGCAATACAGACTTTCCTCATGGTAATGAACCATCCACTTGGATATACTGTCCTCTGTGTGGACAACAACTTGGTGATATAGAAACACTTATTAACGATGATGATAGAGAACCGGATGATATAACTGGGAAACTGTAATGGATATCTCCTTGGCAATTGACTTAACTTGTAAGAGTAGTCACCCTAAGCATAGACATAGTGCTATCTTATTTGGTAAGAATGGTATAGTAGCATGGGCTAACAATAGGGGGAATGAACATGCAGAGTGGAGAGCAATACAGATAGCAAAGCTTCTTGGTATTAAAGAGAAGCTTATTCTATACTCTTGTGCTATCAACAAGAAAGGGGAACTAAAGCTAGCTCTACCCTGTGTAGGATGTCAGTTTAGTATTAAGTATAGTGGTATTATCAAAGATGTATATTACTCTACTCCAATGCAGACGTTTATTAAAATGCCGAAGTGGTGAAATGGTAAACACAGCAGACTTAAAATCTGCCGGTAGTAATACCTTGTGGGTTCAAGTCCCACCTTCGGCACCATTAACCTTAGGAGAATGTACTAGTGCAAGTTATTAATGAAATAAACGTGTTGAAAGCTACTCTAGAGCAAATGATTAAAGACTATAGTAGAGATTTAGCAGAAGCACAGTCAATGAAATTTAGAAATAAAGAACAAGTAGCTAAAGGTAAACTAGCAGTAGTTAAAGCTTTATGGGATACTTATGTAGAACCTAAGGAGAGTGTATAATGCTTATCACTTGGTCAACACTATCAGTACTTCTAGTACTTGCTACACCCGTTAAAGTACCTTGTCCTTGTCCTGAAACTAAACCAGTAGTACCTATTCATCGTGTAGTTAAGAAAGCAGTAGTAGCACCAAGAGTAATTGTTATCAGGGATACTATCCGTGTTGAGAAGCCAGTATATGTTCCT